TTAGCAGAGTTATTTGCATCACGGTAGAGATAGAACAAACCATCAAAATCTGATCCTTGCTGTGTTCTAACAATTAACTGAGCAAGATAAAAAGGAAATTCTGGATCGCTGCCATATTCATTCTTTCTATCTCCTGTGTCATAACTATGCTCCCAAATGCAGCTCATTGTTCCTTGACCGCTAATTAAACCAGCTTCATATTGATTTCTAAATTCATCTCCAAGATTTGTTAAATCAACTTGCTCCCTACTCGTTGTCATCTCAAAATCTCGAACATTGGCAACGTGCCTAAACCTTTCATTTCTTGTACGAATTAAAATATTTTTCGCAGCACTAGGAGTAACGAGAGTCAAAGCGTTTGCTTGTAATCCTTCTATCGCTTTAGGGAATGTGTCATATAAACGAATCCCACCCATAGGGTCAACATTGATAAACCATTTTCCATCTGGATAATTATGACCATTAACAAGCTCAAGAGTTGATCCATCAGCCGTTTCTATTTCTACTTCATCTCCACTAATTAACGAGCCAGAACTATGGTCAACACTAAATCTCTTCGTTGAAGTATTTACGTCAAAAGGATCTAACTGTGTTCTCAAGTCAGATTGCAGTGCATCTCTCTTTAGGGCTATTTCACCCGATTGACCAAAATAAACACCCATGATTTACATTGTGACTTCTGTAGGTGCTCCGTTAGCTTCCCAACTAATGTCAGCACTTAAGACCTCACCAACAGCACTATTCATCGAAACACCTGTCACATAGATATTGAATGTAATAGATCTGTTATTTGTTCCATCATCATAGATATTTAATTTTAAAGCAAAAGGAGCATCTGCATCAGCAGCTTTTCCTTCTTCCCCTGCATTTGTACTTGTAACAGCCTTAATACTTTTCCTTAAAAGTGTTGTTACATCTCCAGTCGTGTTATTAGCTGTTTGATAGTAGAACAACCTTGCACTACCGCTATAGCTTCTAACACCAGGAACAATGGTTCTGTCTGTGTCTTCTAGACTTGTTGTTTCAAGAACAGCTTGTGAACTTGAATAAGACCAAGACTGAACTTTTGCAGCTTTGGTTCCTGCAATTAAAAGCTGTCCGTCTTTTCCGCTATAAAAAGCCACGACCTAAAAAATCAAAACGTTGTGTTTATTCTAAGGGGCATCTAGGCAAGCAACCAAACTACAGCTCACATTGCTCATACCTTTAAAGGTACTTGTAACAGAAGGAGGCCCAGAATAACGCCACTTTAAACCTTGCTCAGTCAGTCCAGAACCATCTGCTTTTGCAATTTCTTTAGTTAAAAAATTACCTGAATCAGAGTCAACAATTCCTGCTGTCCCATTGGCTGAACTGAATTTCACATAATCCCAATCAGAATTAACATTATCGTAATTTTCCAAGATCAGCCCAACCTGACTGTCAGTAATATTTGAAAAGCCAAGAGTCAAGGTTGCATTAACTCTTTTATTTCCATAACGAATATGTGTTTTCGTACCATCCAAAGATTCAAAGTTTGTACTTGGATAATTTCCAGGTGTGTAACTTCTGGAAGTTGGTTTAATGCTTGGAAAAGCTCTTGCAGTTGTCATTAATCCCCTTCAGTAAAGATCAAAGTATTTGAATTAGACCAATTTTGTAACATTGCTAGTTTACCGTCTGCTGTTAATTCTGCGTACGAACCAGTTAATTCCACAAGACCGTCATCTCCGAAAGTAATACTTTCTACTTTGTAGCACTGATCAGATGCTTCTTCTTCTTTGATCGTAAATAACGAACCAGCAAAAGCTTTAACAGCGTTTGTGTTAGAAAAATCTACTGTGGCTTCTGTTACTGGCATTATTTCGCCAGCAACTATTGTTGAAGGATTCCAATAATAAAAAGTTTTACTACCGCTAATAGTGTCTTTACTTACAACAGTTCCATCTTCAAGAATTGCACCATTATTAAACCTTTGAACGTGTTGTGTTGTTGAAAAAACCCTGATGTAATCGCCAGGCCTAACGCCGTTAATGTAATGAGGAGCAGTTTTAAAACTTACGGTGTGATCTAAGTGTTTTCTTAAAACTAAGGTGTATTTTGCAAACAGAACTGCTGCTGCACGGCTAGTGCAAAAACCGCTTAAATCAAAAGTTTCTAATGGATCATCTATATGTGAGACTAAAACCTTTCCACTAGCATCTTTTTCTTCAGCTAATTGAATAACAGCAGATTTTCTTTCAGGGAATCCATTTTCTTGTTCTTGACGATAAAGAACATTTGCTTTGAAAGCTTGCCTATCTTCTGGAGATAAGAAAGAAACATTTAAATCACTGATATTCCCATCAGTAAACATTGCTTTAATTTTTGGCTTTGAATGTGGCCCATCTAGGTCAATTTCAAACGTATTAGGATCAAAAGGAACAGCAGGGTATAAACTAAATTTTCCTCCAATAATCGTAAAATCTAATAAACAGTAAAGAGCTTGTTGATAAATAAATTCTCTTAGATTTACTCGATCTGCAACCATTCCATCCCAGAAAAGTTTGTTTGCCTTGCAGAACTTTGCTGCAATTGTCATGTTTGCATCATCAACAGAAGATTCACTAATAACTGCTCCAGCTCCTAGCGTTTTATCTGTTAACAAAGCATAAGCAATTTCAGGAAATAAACTTGTGGCCTTTCGAGTTCCATCTATCAAACTTTTAACCTTTACTCCTTCTTTAAAATAAGCAGAAAATTGACTAAAGTTTGTCCATTCTTTTGAACTTTTAATGCTTAATCCTGCGTAAGCTAGATTTTCATAAGTCGCTGGTTCGCCTTCTTTTCTATCCCCTTCTGTTTCTACAATTTCATTACAGTATGTGATCTGATGTTCTGGCCCGTCTAAATGACTTGATCTGTCACCTTCATACTGCCAAAAATCAGAAGCAGCATCATAAGGATTTAATTCAGCAGATCCAATTTCATCACTGTAAACACTGGAAGATGACGTATTAACATTCACATTAAATCGTATATCTGTTGCTCCAGAAGGAAGATTAATATCGTCTTTATCTATATAAACAGTCTGATTGTTTGAATAGTCTTGTCCGACATCACTTAAAGACCATTCGGCATACCATTCAGTTCCAAGAGAATAAACAACAACATTAGCTTTTAAACCTGAACCATCATCACCAGAAAGTGTTTGAACATTTACTTCTCCGTTAAAAGAAGGAGTTGCTGTTAAGGCCGTCTGCTCATCTTTTGTAACTCCATATAAGTTAGACGTTTGGTTTGTACCAGGAGTAAATTTACCTCCTCTTCCATCTAATGTTGTGTAATGAAATTCAACAGCAGTATTATCGCCTGGTTGTCTTACTTGAGAATTAGCCCATGCAGGACCATCAAGACCTTGAATATTTTGGGTTACGTCAGCTTTATTAATATATAAACTCCATGTTGTCCAACCTGCTCTTGGGTAATTATCAAATCTAACAATTACCGTATGATTCGCTCCTGAACCTGTTACATAACCACCAAAACCAGGGTAATACAGCTTATTAGTAAATATTCTTACAACTGGTCTTGCTATTGGTAAATTGCTTATTGAATAATCATCTCTACTTCCATCGTGAGTTGTTTGGAACCCAGTAACTTGATAATAAGCGTTCCCTACTTTTACTATATTTGGTGAGCCTAAATTCCATTCGATATTACTTAATTTTTGTTTAGTCAGCACATAGTTTTTATCTCCTGCAAATTGAACAACAAAATCTTCTCCATTTACAGTACAAGTAAATTTATCTATAGATCCTGCTGTCCTTGCACCATTGGAATTTAAAACAATAGCGTTAATAGGATTGTGTCTTTGCCTTGCTTCATAAGCTTGTACTTCTTTAACAACAGCAGCACCAGGCCAAGGGAAAAATCTATACTCGTACTGATCTAAAGTAGGTTGATCTATTCTTATATAGTTATATTGAAATTCTGGAGTATTACCCCTTACACAAAACAAACCAGTATGAACATTAGTATTTGTACTAGGTTTTAACCAGTTCCAAGTATCCTGCCCTACCTTTCTAACTTGTAGTTTAAAGAAACTATATCTAGTAATAAATTTATTTATATTACCTAATGTAAGTGAAGAATTATGATCATAAATTTCATAAATTTTTTCTTCTGTAGGTTTACTATTTACATTTGCAAATTGAATTTCTTTAAATACTTTTGACTTAATTCCTATCTCAGTAATGTGACATTTTCTATTATTAGAGATAGTTCCTAAAGTAGCTTTTTGAAGTGCATACCGACTATTTGGGTTGAATATGTCATTGAAATTCTGTTCATAATAAAAATGGTCATCTGTATCTAATCGTCCAGGTCTTACTGTAAAAAAGTCTCCATTTGTATCCCAATAAGGGTTGCCGCAATGTGGTCCTAATCCACCATTAGGATCATCAATAGATTCATATCTCCCAGTTTCTATTACTTTAAAACTAGCTGATCTGATTTTTGTTCCATCCCACGGTCTTCCATTTACAGGTAAATTATCTTCCAATATTTGCGTACAAGTTAATAAAGTTGAGCCAGCCATATATTGCTCACCTATTGCAAGATATGAATCAGTAGCCTCTCTAACTGTTTTGGTTGCAGAGTTAATATCTTCGACTCCATGAGGGTCCATTGTTAGCCTTACATCACTACTATCTTGCTGATAACCAATTCCTTCATATAAAC